GATTGGTCATGGACGAGTTCGCCAAATGGCGAAACGGCAAGAGAATCTGGCAGGAGGGGCTTCACTTCACTCTACGGGTAGGCCCGAAACCCAGGGCGATAGTGGCTACTACACCCAAAATGGGCAATTCACAGCTCAAGGAGTGGTTGGACAACCCTCGTGTAGTGGTCACCAAAGGCGCGTTGGATGACAACGCCGACAATCTGCCGGATTCATTCATCGAAGGTATCGCCGAGCAGTACGCCGGTACCAGGCTTGAAAGGCAGGAGCGGTACGGGGAGTTGATCGAAGAGGTGGAAGGGGCGTTGTGGCAGTACGACGACATCCTCGTGTGGAGAGGCCCGATTCCAGAACTCATGCGAACTGTGGTAGCAATCGACCCGGCGATAACCAACACCGAGAACTCCGACGAGACAGGGATCGTCTGCGCCTCGAGAACCAAGGACGGGGATTTCATCGTCTTTGCCGACAGAACTATCAAAGCATCCCCGAGACAGTGGGCTCAGAGAGCGATAGACACCTACCACGAGTTCACGGCTGACCGGATCGTGTACGAGGACAACCAAGGGGGTGATGCGTGGGGGGAGATAATCCACCAGATAGATCCCTACATCCCGGTGGGGACGGTTCACGCCCAAGTCGGCAAGAGACTGAGGGCAGAACCGATAGCCGCGCTGTACGAGAAGCACATCGTCTATCACATGGCGCACTTCGACAAACTCGAAGGACAGATGACCAGTTGGGAGCCGTACGACCCTAAATCCAAATCCCCGGACAGGGTGGATGCCTTGGTCCATGCACTAACGGAACTGAATCCCAGCGGTTCAAAGAGTAGGTTCATCAGTGAACTCATGGACTTTTGCCCCAATCCAGCTTGCGGACAGGCCAACACCAAAGGCCAAGTGATCTGCGCCCACTGTGGAAGGCCGATGAATGGGCTATAGAGACTACCGACGAGAGAAGAAACAGGCTCAGGTAGCCGAGATGGTCAAGGCTTCCATGGCCCAACTTCCAGCTGGAGCTAGTGTTTCCGCGATCCTTCCCAACAACCCAGTCCCCACAGGTCCCTACGGGCAGTTCCCGGCGATGGCCGAAGCACTAATGCGGAACGGGGCGAACTTCGGTGCTCCTATGGGCCCTGGCGTCCCGTTGATCCCAGTCCCCCTGGACCGTGCGGAGAATGGCGATTCACGGCCAGGTTTCAGACGGTTCCAGTACGACATATCGCACAACCTCAACATCAACCATCGTCAGGCCCTGTGGAACACACTCCGAGGTGTCGCGGTAGGCAATGACCTGACGGCTCGCTGTATCCAACTCCGTACGGCTGATGTCTTGAGGATGGACCTGAACTGGGGGGTTTCGGACGACGCCATAGCCACGATCATGCAGAAGGACGGGCTTTCCGCGAGCGAGGCCGGGAAGGTCGCGAGAAAACTGTACATGCCCGAAATCGACCGGATGAAGGCGTTCTGCGAGAACCCATTCCCCGAGGACAACCGTTCCTACGAGGAGTTCATGGGCGAGGTGATGTGGCAACTCATGGTCTACGACGGACTCGCTATCGCGCCGGCCTTCAACCTCGGGGCTGAGTGCATCGGATTCGAGATCATCGACGCCCCGACAATCAACATCCTGTTGAACAACTACGGTCGCCGGCCACTTCCACCAGCCCCGGCATTCCAACAGAACCTCTGGGGATACGTGCGAAACGAGGCAATCGGCAACAACATCAAGGGAAAGACCTTCCAAGACGGCGGTGCGCCCTACGACGTGACCGAGGCCGATGTCTTGAGTTACTTCATCCTCAACCCAAGGACCAACACCCCTTACGGCTGGTCACCGGTGGAAAAGTCCTTGCCATTGGCTGATCTTTACTCCGAACGGCTCAAGTGGCTGCTGGCCGAGTACAAGGCGGGAACGTCGTCAAAGATGTACTGGAGAGCGACTGACGAAGCGATTACCCTGCAAAACCTCTCTACGGCTGAAAGGCTCATCAACGAGGGCTTCCAGGGGATGACGAACGCTCGGTATCAGACCAAGATCATGCCCCCTGGGTTTGAAGACCCGTTCGAGACGAAGAACGTCGATGAACTCTACAAGGCCGACTACGACGAGCACATCCTGAAGCAGTACGCCTCATTCTTCAACCTCGCCCCCTCGGCGCTCAACGTGATCGCTCGAGCGGGTTTAGGTGGTGGGAAGGGCGCGTCCGAGGGTCAACAGGACATGACTGAATCGACTTCTTCGAAACCCCAGAACCGTCAATTGGAAGGAATCTGGAATTCACTGGTCAGACAGCACCTGGGATGTGACCGAAACGTCGTGGCGTCACTCAACGATGACACGGGCTCGGAGAATCAGTTAGAGCAGGCGAACGCCTTCAAGATCGCCATCGACAACGCGTGGATGCGACCGAATGAGGCTAGAGAAGAGCTCGGACTCACCCCCGACCCCTCACCTGAAGCAGACCAACTCGCTTACGTGACAGCAACGGGCCCGGTGTACCTCACTGGTCTTTTGGCGGCGCAGGCGACGGCTCAAGACCAAGCAGCCAATCCGCCAGAGCCCAAGGCACCGGTAATCGTTCAGCAAACAGGAGATCCAAGTGGCAACCAAGAGAGCGGCAAAGAAGTCCCAGAAGAAGAAGGCAAGCCGTCCGACGACAAAGGCGAAGCGGCGAAGGCTGGTCTGAAGAGGGCCGAGGCCGACGCCTTCAAGAGATTCGTCTCACGACCACGAAACCGAGAGTTCGTTTTCGCTCACCACACGCCAGAAGAGGCCGATTCATTGAAGGTCGGATTAGCACCACTGGGAAAATCCCGCAAGCCGCACAAGGCTGAGGAAAAACTTAGGGCGATAGCCAACAATCACGTCGGCAAGATTTCCACAGCACTGAAACTCACTGGCGTAGCAGCGGCGATAGCCGGGGCGGTGAATCATGCCAAGGACATGACCCATCTTCTGGACGAAGGTTCCGCAGAAGCCATAGCCACCACGTACGCCAAGCAGACCGGAATCGACCAGAAGGCACTTCAACTCAGGCTCGTGAGTCTCTACCAGGAGGTCGGGAAAGAAGCCCAGGACCAGTTCGTCGCACAGACCGGTCAAGCCCTTGGTTCAGTGGACCTCGCCGGGCTTTTGGAGCGGGCCAATATCACCATCTCCGGAATCAACGACACGGCACAATCCCGAGTCATAACCGCCATCCAGGATGGACTTCTGAACGGGAAGGGGACTTCGGAGATCGCCAAGGACATCCAGGCGAACGTCGAGGGGCCGATGCGACTCAATCAGGCCGATTTGATCGCCCGAACCGAGACCTCGAGGGCATATGGTCAGGTGTTCGGCGCTCAACTCGAGCAGGCTGGTTACACCACATGGATTTGGACATGCGAGGGTGGTGACCCGTGCCAAGCCTGTTTGGACCAAGAGGGTCCGCACGACATCAGCGACGGATACTTCCAGCCGCTTCATCCGAATTGCGAGTGCCAAGGGGAAAGCCCCGACGCTTCATGAAATGACGCCTTAACCGAACCTAAGGAGAAAGCATGACCGCCAAGAAAGAGATAGACCTGAGCGAGTTCAGGCGAAAGGTCATACCGGGGTGCGGGTTCTCCCATCTTGTCATCAAGCCAGAACACGTCGAAGTCTTGAAAGCAGCCATGCAGGCCGAGGACATATCGGGAGCTGGAATCCATGAGTGGATGAAGCACCGCGGGTATCAAATATCCGAGGAAGCGATTCGCAAGCACCGTAGGGGAGTGTGCGTATGTCCGTGAATGACATCAACGAGTTCCGCGAGGCTACTGAGATAGTCAAACTTCGCGACGCAGCGAAAAGTCTCCAACGTGAACTGATCGACGCCAAGAACCGTGGGAAAGCAATCGTCGAGGCCGTCTATCAGGGTGCGTACGACGCGGCCCTCGTCGTCGGAGTCAACAAGTCAGTTCCCCCGAAGAAGGACAAGCGCAGCCAAAGGGAGGAAGTCGCCCTCTGGCATATGAGCGACTGGCAGGGCGGGAAGTTAACCACCTCCTACACCTCAGAGATCATGCGGACCAGGGCACTTCAGTTCACGGAGAAAGCCCAGACGATCACCGATATCCAGCGTTCGGACCACCCGGTCAGAAAGTGCGTCATCATGTTCGGCGGGGATATGGTCGAAGGTTTGTGGAACTTCCCCACTCAGCCCTACGAGGTTGACTCAACTCTCTTCGACCAGTACGTCAATGTCGCGATGTGCGCGAAGGATGTTGTCCAAATCGCCCTCGGAATCTACGAAGAGGTCGAGGTAGTCGGAGAGTGGGGGAACCACGGACGATTCGGCTCAAAGCGTGACGCCATCCCGAAGAACGACAACCTCGACAGAATGGTCTACGAACTGGCCCGAAGACTTCTGGCGGACGAACCCAGATTGACGTGGGAGGACTGCCCCGAAGACATACAGAGGGTCGAGATCGGAAACTACCGGGCGCTTCTGATGCACGGTGACGAGGTTGGAAGGTCAGGGTTTGCATCTCCCTCAGCGTGGCAGGCAGCGGGCAACAGGTGGAAGGCCGGGGCCTACGGGTGGGACTTTCAAGATATCTACCTGGGCCACTACCACCGACACGGCCAAGAGGGTCTCGCAGACGGGCTTGGTTCCATCTACTGGACCGGCTCTACGGAATCAGGCAACAGGTACGCCCGAGACTCAATGGCGGCTTCTGGCGTCCCTAGCCAGAGGCTTCATTTCGTCGATCCCGAAAAGGGCAGAGTCACAGCCGTCTACCAGATCTTCCTGGATGAGTGATGAAACTGCTCACACTCCGTCGAAAGCCGGTAGTTGTTGAGCCGGTGAAGGAGAAAATCCTCCGTTGCAACGTCTGTCACGAACCGAGGCCCGATCCGACCTGGCCCTGCGAATGGTGCGGAGAAATTGAGTGACCTATGCCAGAATCCGAGCCCATCATCCCTACTACGCCGAAGAACTTGGGCTGGCCGAGTATTCACATATTCTCCGAGGTGTCTACGTCGGCAGTTGCGTCCATGAGCGAAACGCCTGGGGAATCTGGGACGGAGTTAGAAGCCACGCCCACAACTACCGGAAAAACGAGTGGTTCGGCTGGGTCTGCGTACTTAAGGCAGAAGATGTCCTTACTTCGCGGGGCAAGCCAACGACTGTCCTACTCCACGAGCTTGCGCATCTTGCCGCCCCTGAGTCCCTTCATTCCCGAGCCTGGAAACGAGCCGTAACGGAACTAGGGGCTGGAACCGAAATCGCCCGATGCCACTTGACGCCGCTGTGACGGGCGCGAAAAGCGTCGTCAAGTTCTCTAGATTTGCTGGATATGAAGACAGCGACAGACGGACACAAGTACGTTGCTTTCACCACGAAAGCCAAGCAGTCTGACGGGACGTATCTGCTCTCGGGCCGCATAAGCGATACGTCGCTCGACCTCGACGAGCAGCGAGTGGACGGCGACTGGCTAGAAAAGCAAGCACGAGACTGGTTCAACGGGCCTGGAAATATCCGCCTTATGCACCAACCTGTCGTTGTCGGCAAGGCCAAGACGCTCACTGGCTCCGGTGCTGATGGGTTCGACATCACCGCCAAGATTGTTGACACCGACACGATTATGAAGCTCGATGAAGACCTGTTTGGCGGGTTCTCCATTGGCATCAAAGGGACTCGCATTGACCGGTCTGAAAAGGCTCTCTCGATTGCACCCGGTGGCATCATCAACGGCGGAAAGATCATTGAGGTCTCGATTGTCGATGTCCCGGCTAATCCGAACGCCACCTTTGTTCTTGCCAAGGCCGCTGAAATTGGCGACGTGGCTACTGCCGGTAATCCCCCCTGCTCAGAATGCGGCGGGGTCGGAAAGACCCTCGTTGACGGGAACTGGACCGAGTGCGACAAGTGCGACGGCGACGGACAAGGGAAGAACGACATTCTGCCCGGGCTCAACTCAGGACCAGACGAACACGGAGAGGTTGGAAAGACAGTGCTGACAGACATTTACGGGGCTGAACTGACCACCAAGGCCGGTGACCCGGACTGCAAGACCTGCAAGGGTTCGGGCAAGATCAAGGACGGTCACGTTGACTGCCCTGACTGCGTGGACAAGGGCGTTGAGCCTGACGAGTACAAGAAGGCTTATACCGACAAGGAACGCCAAGCGTCTGCCGCGAAAGGCAACGCACTACCCGGAGGTGGATTCCCCATCGAAAACAAGACCGACCTTCAGAACGCCATCGACGCCTTCGGGCGAGCCAAGGACAAGGCTGCGACCAAGGCGCTCATCATCCGCAGGGCCAAGGAGCTCGACGCCGTAAGTCTTCTTCCAGATTCGTGGGGAGTCGCCAAGAAGGCCGCATTCGCTGATGCCTTGGTAGCGTTGTCCCTGGTCAACAAGGGCGCAGAGCCCGGACAGTGGACGCACGACCCCGACTCGCTGAAGGCAGTCGAGGACGGGATTATCGCCTGTTTGCAACAGGAACTCGAAGAACTGTCAGATGGAGAAGACGAGCGGTGGGACTTGCAGGTACTGCTCGACTCCCTGAACGGCTTCCTTTCATGGCGGATGCACGAGGCATTCGGAGGCGAAACAACTTCGCCGTTCGCACAAGGAGATGACCTGACAATGTTCGTAAGCGCCGACACAATCAAGGCCGCACAGGCGGAAAACGCCACCGACGAAGAGAAGGCCGCGCCAATCGCAGAACTGCGCAAGGTGCTGGGCCTCGAAGAGATCGCAACATCCACAGAGGACATCGTGAAGAAGGTCGCTGACCTTGCGAGTGTCGTGGAGAAGGTG